TTATTTAGGTACTGGTTCCAGTGCAGGAACTGATGATCCTATTCTGCAAATGAAACATAATGGCACAGAAAATATTAGATTATATGCGACTGGTAATAGTTGGATTAATGGCGGCAACGTAGGAATAGGAACTGATTCGCCTGGGGCTAAATTAGTAGTTTCAAATAGTGGGGCATTAGGATATGAAATAGACCCTTTAAATGCAAGTGGAGAAGTAGTTTCTATATTTTCTTACAATAGGTCAACTGCAGCTTGGAAAACAACTAGATATTCATCACTAGACCATAGATTTGAAATCAATGGTACTACAGAAGCAATGCGTATTACAAGTGGGGGGAAAGTTAATATTGGACAAGGAACAAGTATTACAGGATTTTTAAATATTGAACAATCAGGAAATCATATTCATTTAAGAAATGGTGCTGCAGCATCTGGCAAATATTGGAATTTTGATGTAGCCAGTCAAAATAGATTATACATACTTAACAATGGAGATACAGGTGTTTATATAACAGATGGTGGCACGTCTTGGACTGCAAATTCTGATGAAACTTTAAAAGAAAATATTAAACCTTTAAATAATGTTTTAGATAAAATAAAAGATTATAGATGTGTTGAATATAATTTAAAAAATGTACCTAATGATAAAAAAATAGGTTTTATTGCACAAGATTGGGTGGATGATTTTGCCCCAATAGTTAATAAAGAAGATGATGGATTGTTAGGAATGAAATATACAGAAACAATTCCTGTCTTATTAAAAGCAATCCAAGAACTAAAAGCAGAAATAGAATTATTAAAAAATAAATAATTATCTTTGTAAAAATATTAAACAATGGCAAATTTTTATAAGTGGACAATAAATCAAATGAATGCCCGTATTGAAGAAGATGGGAATCAAAATGTAATCTACACAGTACATTGGACGTATACCGCACAAGACGACAAAGATCCTAAGTATATCGCTAGCCAAATAGGAGCTTACTCTTTACAGTACGATCCGTCTTCACCTTTTGTTCCTTATGCAGATGATGAGGCATTTGAGAATGTAGTAATTGGATGGTTAAAAGATGGATTGCCTGTTGCTGAAATGGAAGCAAGTTTATCTAAACAAATAGATTTAGAAAAAAAACCTGTGGATGAAGACTTATATTTTACTTGGGACAATCCACCAGTACCACCTATTGAAGAATAATATTATTTTACTATATTTGTTTTTTATAACTTAAATTAAATCTAATACAATGGCAAAAAAAATTACAGAAGAAGAATTAAAAAGACTTCAAGGCATGAATGCTGAGTTTACAAAAACTAAACTAGCACTCGCAGATTCATTACTTCAACAAAAAGAATTAATGGTTCAAATGGACAACCTAAGATCTGCGTTTAAAGTAGATGAAAAAAATCTAATGGAAGCTTATGGAAAAGATGTTTCTATAGATTTAGCAACTGGAGAAATAAAAGAAAACGTAGAAGAGGCACAAACTGTAGAAGAATAAAAAATGGCAAGAATAAGTAACACTAGCGTTTATCCAAATATTAATCCTGTATTGTCAGATTACTTTGTATTGACTGATGCTAATGACGACTTATCTACTAAAACTTGTACACTAGAGTCCCTACAACAACTTTATAATGTTGATGTAGTTTCAAAATCTATAACAGTTTCTCCACTTTATTTAAATGTTTTAGCAACTCAAGACTTTGAAATACTTCCTGCACCAGGTTCTGCATACGTATATGACATACAAAGAATTTTAGTTTTTATGGATCCAGGCTCTACAGTGTATGATTTTGCAACAGATTTACCATCATTTGATATGGGATCACGATCACTTAATGACATTCAACTAACCACTATGAATTCTGCAACAGATGTTGTTGAAGTAATTTGGACTGGAGGCACAAATAACTTTGTGTTACCAACTAATACTTCGGTGGTTTTGTCTAAAGCTGGTAGCAACCCTACACAAGGCAATGGAACACTTTATGTCAATATTTCTTACAGAAAACTAAAGTTAAATTCAACTTTCTAGTCAAATGGACATCCGTAAGATTTCCATAGGAGCAGATTACAAGTCTGGTGCCATGCATTATATTGTAGGGCAGAATGTTTTAGGAGGCTCTTATATTATTCATTTAATTCAACACGATGCAAATTCTAATTCATTTAAAATATGGATAGAAAAGAATCAAGAATTAATTATGTGGAAGGAGTTTAAAAACACAATGCCTATTTCTGTAGAATATAATCTAAACTTTTAATGCAGTCACCACATTCTTTCATAGTTCGACCAGTAAAAGGGAGAAGGTATGATAATATAAAAGACATTGGTGGTATTGACTTTATAACCAGTGTTTCTAAAGAAGACCATAAAGCATCTAATAGACATGCAGAAGTTGTGTCTACACCAGTAAATTATTCTGGAGATATAAAAAAAGGAGATATACTTTTAGTTCATCACAATGTTTTTAAATTTTATTTTGACATGAAGGGTAGAGAAAAAAGTGGTAAAAGTTTTTTTAAAGATGATTTATTTTTTATTGACAATGATCAGTTTTTTTTATATAACAAAAAAGGTAAATGGTATGGTCATGACAAATATTGTTTTGTAAAACCTATTCCTAAAAAAGATTTTTATTTAAAAGGCATTGGTGTTAAGGAAGAACCCTTACATGGTGTAATAAAATACTCAAACAAACAATTAGAACAATTAGGTGTTAATGAAGGGGATGAAGTCTGTTTCACTCCTGATAGTGAATATGAGTTTTATGTTGATGATGAAAAATTATATCGTATGTTTACCAACAACATAGCATTAACATTATGATGGATAGTAAAAAAATAAAAGAAGAAATAATTAAAGCTGGTGAAAAAGCAGTTATACAATTAATAAAAGTAGCAAAAGAAGATATTATTAAATACGAAAAAGATGATGAGTTGGCAGCTGACAGATTGAAAAATGCAGCCGCTACAAAAAAACTTGCTATCTTTGATGCATTCGAGATATTAAAAAGAATTGAAGATGAAAAGCAATTAATAGACGGAATTGATATAGTAAAAAATAATACACCTAAAGGATTTGCAGAATCAAGATCAAAATAGTTTATATAGAAAATTGTACAAAATTGTGCCGAACAATGTTATGGCAACAAAAAACAGAGCTCGTACATGGCTATATGGTTATAATCCTAAATATGATTTTGTAGTTATTTCTAAAACTGGGCAAATTGACCAAATAATAAATATAAATGGTTTAAATATAGCCTTACCTAAACCTCCCGCGCGCGTGCACACGCGAGACAAAAAAAACAAAGAACAGTACTGGGAGCCACATGTTTTACCTAAAGAATTAAAAAAAATACAATCTATATTTCATTGGCATGAAACCCCACCTCAATTTAAAAATAAATGGGTAGATTATATAGAACAAGAGTTTGATAGAAGAGAAGAAGGTTTTTGGTTTATGAATAATGGGGAGCCAACCTATATAACTGGCACTCATTATATGTATCTGCAATGGACAAAAATTGATGTTGGTCATCCAGATTTTAGAGAAGCGAATAGACTTTTTTATATATTTTGGGAAGCATCTAAAGCTGACAAAAGAAGTTTTGGTATGTGTTATTTAAAAATAAGACGTTCAGGATTTTCTTTTATGAGTTCATGTGAAGGTGTTAACACTGCAACAATTACTAAAGATTCTAGAATAGGTATATTATCTAAAACTGGTGCCGATGCTAAAAAAATGTTTACAGATAAAATAGTTCCAATATCTAACAACTATCCGTTCTTTTTTAAACCCATACAAGATGGTATGGATAAACCTAAAACAGAATTAGCTTATCGAGTTCCTGCTTCTAAGATTACTAAAAAAAATATGTATGTTATAGATGAGGAAGAATTAGAAGGCTTAGATACAACCATTGACTGGAAGAATACATCTGACAATAGTTATGATGGTGAGAAGTTACAACTTCTACTTCATGATGAAAGTGGTAAATGGGAAAGGCCAGAAAACATATTAAACAACTGGAGGGTAACTAAAACATGTCTTAGACTAGGTAGTAAAGTTATAGGTAAGTGTATGATGGGTTCAACTTCTAATGCTCTAGATAAAGGTGGTGCAAATTTTAAATCCCTATATGAAGATTCTGATTGTATGAAAAGAAATTCCAATGGACAAACAAAAAGTGGTTTGTATAATCTGTTTGTGCCTATGGAATGGAATATGGAAGGGTTTATTGACAGACATGGAATGCCAGTGTTAAAAAACCCACAAGAACCTATTATGGGTATAGATGGCGAATTAATATATCAAGGTGCAATTAATTATTGGGAGAATGAGGTAGAGTCATTAAAAAATGATCCAGATGCATTGAATGAATTTTATAGACAATTCCCTAGGTCTGAGTCTCATGCATTTAGAGATGAAAGTAAACAGTCATTATTTAATTTGACAAAAATATATCAACAAATAGATTACAATGACTCATTAATAATGCAACATCATGTAACTCAAGGTGGGTTTCATTGGAAAGATGGAATTAAAGATTCTAAGGTAATATGGAGCCCAAATAAAAGAGGAAGATTTTTTGTAACTTACATTCCAAAGGCTTCGCTTCAAAATAACGTTATAGAAAGAGGAGGGCAGAAACGACCAGGGAACGAACATCTTGGCTCGTTTGGTTGTGACTCTTATGATATTTCTGGAGTAGTTGTTGGGAAAGGTTCTAATGGATCATTACATGGGCTTACTAAATTTAATATGGATGATGCACCTAGTAATGAATTTTTTCTTGAATATATAGCCAGACCACAAACAGCTGAGATATTTTTTGAAGAAGTCTTGATGGCTTGTGTTTTTTATGGTATGCCAATTTTATGTGAAAATAATAAACCACGTTTATTATATCATTTTAAAAATAGAGGATATAGAGGGTATTGTTTAAATAGACCAGATAAAAAATATAATAAGTTGTCAAAAACAGAAAGAGAATTAGGTGGTATACCTAATAGCTCAGAAGATGTAAAACAATCTCATGCATCTGCAATTGAATCTTATATAGAAAAACATATAGGATTGGATTTAGAAGAAACATATAGAGATAAAGATATAATGGGAAGTATGTATTTTCAAAGAACTTTAGAAGATTGGGCAAAATTTGACATAAACAACAGAACACGATTTGATGCTGCTATTAGTTCAGGGTTAGCAATTATGTCTAATCAAAAACACCTATATACCCCAACTCAAAAACAATCAAAAATAAGCATTAACTTTGCAAGATATAATAACAAAAGTTCAGTTAGTCAATTACTTAAAAGATGAAAGACGTTACAATTAATATACAATCTGCTGCTTTTCCTGATCAATTTGTTTCAGACTCAACAAAAGACACAGTAGAATATGGTTTACAGATAGGACAAGCAATACAATATGAATGGTTTAGAAGAGATAATGGTTCATGTAGATTTTATGATCAATGGGGTGAGTTCATGCGCCTGCGCCTGTACGCGCGAGGGGAACAGTCTATTGCTAAATATAAAAACGAATTAGCTATAGATGGTGATTTATCTTATTTAAATTTAGACTGGACTCCTGTCCCAATTATACCAAAGTTTGTTGACATCGTTGTAAATGGCATGTCTGACAGACTTTTTAAAGTAAAAGCATATGCCGAAGACGCAATGTCTGCCGAAAAAAGAAATGAGTTTCAAAAACAAATAGAAGGTGAAGTAATTGCAAAACCTTTATTTAATCAGATACAAGAAGAGTTTGGCATAAATGTATTTCAAACCGATCCTGATCAATTGCCTGAATCAGATGAGGAAATGGAATTGTATATGAATATGAAATATAAACCAGCTGTAGAAATTGCTGAAGAGGTTGCAATAAATACATTGTTTTCTGAAAATCATTATAACGACATTAGAAATAGAGTTGATTATGATTTAACTACATTAGGCATAGGAATAACCAAACATGAATTTCTGTTAGGACAAGGTGTAAAACTAGATTATGTTGATCCTGCTAATGTAGTGTATAGTTATACTGAAGATCCTTATTTCAAAGATTGTTTTTATTGGGGTGAAATTAAAACAGTACCTATGACGGAATTAATAAAAATTGATCCATCATTAACTAATTCAGATTTAAATGAGATAGCTAAATATAGTCAATCATGGTATAATTATTTTAATACATCACAGTTTTATGAAAACAGTATGTTTTATAGAGATACTGCAACATTATTATATTTCAATTATAAAACCACACACTCATTTGTATATAAAAGAAAAAAATTATCTGATGGCTCGTACAAGACTGTACAGAAAGATGACCAATTTAATCCGCCACAAGAAATGATGGAGGAAGGTAATTTTGAAAAAGTAGAAAAAAGAATTGATGTATGGTATACTGGTGTAATGGTAATGGGTACTAATATTGTTTTAGAATGGAAATTAGCCGAAAACATGGTAAGACCAAAATCAGCAAATCAATTTGCTATGCCAAATTATGTTGCATGTGCGCCAAGAATGTATAAAGGACAGTTAGAGTCTTTAGTTAGAAGAATGATTCCTTTTGCTGATTTGATACAAATGACTCATTTAAAAATTCAACAAGTAGTTTCTAGAATTGTACCAGATGGTGTTTTTATTGATGCTGATGGATTAAATGAAGTTGATTTAGGAACAGGTAATGCATATAATCCAGAAGATGCTTTGAGGTTATATTTCCAAACTGGTAGTGTTATTGGTAGAAGTTATACTCAAGATGGTGAATTTAATAATGCTAAAGTACCTATACAACAACTAACTGCTAACAGTGGTTCTAGTAAAATGCAAATGTTAATAGCAAATTATAATCATTATTTAGACATGATTAGATCAGTAACAGGTTTGAATGA